CCGGTGATCCACCGCTTATCCCAATAGCGGTGACTCATTTACGTGATGAACTGATCCTTCTGTATTCGAGTGATGTGGTTGTTATCAAACAGCCAGATAACTCATTCGAAGTTTGCAGGATGGATTGATTGCAAGCCCATGCCCCATCCATAAAAAGATGGGGCATGTTCGAGCAATCCCGCTCGCAATGGAGTACTTGATATGGACATCCGTAGCTGGAATTACACCCAACTCCCGAAAGGAATCTACAGCGCCCACGTTCGGAAACACAACTGGGGCGGATGGTTCTTGTTCCGTGCGTACCCGAACTCGGGAAACACCTGCTTGGAATACATCTCCCAAGACGTAAACGATGTCCTTGCGAAAGCAGAGACATTCGTCCGAGGTGAACGCGATCCCGCAATCTACAGTGCATCCTACTGAAAGAAGGAGAACTAGCAAATGAAGCCAATCGACAAGCTGAATATGGGTCCCTTGCGCGAAGTAACGCCTATCATAGGTGGATTTCGCGTCACAGTTACTCCGCCCGAATGGACGGGAATCAAAGGAGGAAAGTATATCGATCTCTCCCCCGTCCAGTACTTGAAGTATCTCGAATGGATGGAAAGCGGGATTCTTATCCAAGACGCCCTGCCTGAGCTGACACCGGCTCAGCGTGAAATCTTAATGACGGGGATGTGAGATGAAATCTGCACCCTATCTCGATGGTTGGCTCGCCCAGAAAGATGGATATAATTCGGGCAATCCATATGATGAGACAAAGCAACCTTACTCGTATGGACAATGGGTCTCTGGTTGGTGTGATCGCTTCAGTGCTGTGAAACACAATCTTGATCTGTCTCTAGACGACACTCAGACGTTCATATGATTCTGAAGCGGCCGGGGAAAGTTCGTCTCCGGCCGCGAAACGGTACCGAATCTCGAAGCCGACAGTCGGCATGTCTGATTTCGATTTCAGTACGATATCTTTTTCGATCTTGGCGACGCGGCGCGGCTCGGCTTGGCTTGCGGCAGGCGCTGACACACATTATATATCGACAGTGCAACGCAGCATGGCACCATGATATACAAACGAAAATCGATAGGCCATTTGTTGCTTGCATCGAGCCTAGAATCCTGCTACACTATAATTGGTACAAACAACGGAGTGAATTCTGTGCCTAACTTCAAATGTGTCAACTGCGGAGCCAGTTCCCTTGTTCGAAGCAATTTCAGGTTGACACCGGCAGGTGTTACTTTCTGTAAAAGAGAGAAATGCGATCGACAGCGTCTATACTATCTGCAGACGAATCCACGTACTCCCTTTGTACAGAATATTTCTATAGATCAACCGGCTAAAGACTCGGTCGCCGGCTAAGGACTCGACCAAAGACTCGACCTCAACTTCTAACTCGACCGGAGAACTCGCCATGGAAGAAACTATCACTCCTCAACTCTGGGAGACCTACTTCGAATACTTGGACCTCTTGAGGGAATCAGGTGTGACCAATATGTTCGGCTCGGTTCCGTACATTCAGAACCAATTCGATGTTTCCGAATCCCAGGCAAAGAGAATCTTAAAGGCCTGGTGGGAAACGTTCGACGAGAACGAGACTCTAGCTGTTCGAGCAGCAAAGGTTAAATGAGCCACCCCTGCGGAGAGTACTTCGATCGGGTAGCGTGCGGCTCGGTTTACAGAAAGGTGTCCTGCGGTCTCCGTAAGGGGTAATCATAGCGCCGTACAAGGACATCGACGCACGCATTCACTTTAACCAGAGGTACAGACAATGAAACGCTTTCAGCTCGTTGAGATCGATCATCTTGAACACAAGGAATCGGTAGTGCATTCAACCGACAATCCAATCTGGGCGAACGAGTTGTTCATTCAGATAAGAAAATTAAGTGACCCCAGATACACCTACAGTCTAATTGATCAACGGGAGATAGAGGCGCTCAAGGCGCAATTCTCTGCCGAGGGAAAAGGTGCTGCATAATGTGGCTTCTATTTGACCTGGTCAACCCACGGATTCTGCACGTAGCGCCGGTTCCGGATCAATTGCGGTTCGAAGAGGGGGAACTTCCAACTCACCTTCAGCTGGTAAGGAGCTCTCGAGTCGAAGCAATTGATGATCCTATATTCCTAGGCGCTCTTTCACACTGGTCCGAGATTAAACTTCGACGTCTTTATCATTGGTTAAAGTTAGATCCACCCCTTAGTCCAGCAAAGATGGATGAAAAGGCAATTCTTACCTTACGTCTACAGATTAGGGCTGCGATTGCGAAGCAATTACGCTTTGAACCCAGCCGGCTCCCTACATTAGAGGCTCCCAATATTGTTATCAGCGCACCTCTTCCCCCTCCTCGGCCGCAACGACTGCCTAACGCGCGACGGGGCTCAGTTGGTCCTTTGATACATCGAGTTGCTACCGAAATGTGGGAGGCTGCGGGTAAACCTTTTGACATTCCAACTATACTTTCTCTTCGTCAAACGATTATGAAAGTGCTTAATGATGAGCATAAGATAAAGGTTTCGACTAGCAGTAACGAGCTTGGCCGCTGGCAGAAGTCACTTGTGACTCTCAAGGAGACAGAACCCCATATTTAGGGGCTTGACCCTCCCGAGTCTCCATGCTATAGTATTTGCATCCCCTATCGCTTCCTACATCGCTCGGCGGAGCCACCCATGACTGACGATCCACGTCTGCTCCAATGGCGAAATTTGCCTATGGAGCTGCGTCTGAAAAGGCAGTGGCTCGTTGCTCACCCTGTAAATAAAAGTCCTATCTTTTCTAAGGATGGACAATTCTTTAACGCATCTGTTTCAAAGCACCTCAACTCGCAATGGATGAGCTTTGAAGAAGCTACAACTCTTGCGCTAACCCACAATCTTGCAATCGGCTTCGTCATTATGGAAGGCGAAGATATTACTTGTATTGATCTTGACGTAAAGCCCAACACCACAAAGGAGTATCTAGATCTATTTCAGACTATCGTTAAGAACTTTGACAGTTACACAGAACGATCCATCGGTGGGCATGGAATCCATATTTGGTGCAAGGGGAGCATTGGACTCGGCCGGCGACGCGATGGCGTAGAGATCTACAGTCAAAATAGATTTATGGTCTGTACCGGCAACGTCCTGCATCGTAAAGAACAATTAGAAGCTAGACAAGATATGCTGATGAAAATGCTTAGTCAGATGCCTTTGTCTGAAGGCTACGATGAAGTTGTTCTCGAGGAGTTACCTCAAACTGAAACTGATGAAGACGTAGGCCGCAAGTTATGGGAGAACGAAGACGCAAGAATGCTCTGGCAAGGAATGTGGCGTGAATTAGATCATCCATCACAGTCAGAAGGTGATCTTGATCTAATGGTTCATCTTGTACGTCATAGTCCATCGAATGATCAATGTAAACGTCTATTTCGTCAATCCGGGCTTGGAAAAAGAACCAAAGCAAATCGTTCAGATTATATCTTGCGTACCCTACGTCATGCTCGTTTTATCCGCCAAGCTGAGATGGTAGATATCGAAGCTGGCAAACGCAGTGCAGATGCTATCATTGCCAAGTACGAAGCTGAACAAGCTCTTTTACGCACCGCTGATGGAGCTGTTGTTTTCACTCCAGATCCTATTCAATTTCAGACAGTTGAACATACGGTTGATTTTGATTCTTTACCCGATCCCGAAGAAGTTGTATCTCATATCGATTTTCCTACTGGAGGCCTTGGATACTTAGCTCGATATTTTTATAGAGGTTCAATCTATCCCAATGTTGAATTCTCAGTGGCAGCCGCGATCACTGTGGTATCAGCTCTCTGTGGACGGGGTTGGAATACCAATACTAATTCTGGATTGAATACTTATAATCTTGTCGTTGCTCCTTCTGGAATGGGTAAGGAAGCAATGTCAACTGGGATCAGTAGACTGATTAAAATCTGTTCTGAAAAGTTCCCAACATTCAAAGATGCTTTTCACTTTGGAAGTTTTGCAAGTGGACAAGGTCTTACAAAGCATTTCACCCCAACACGGGGATCGTTTGCACAAATCCTAGGCGAGTTTGGTGGATTAATGAAAAGATTTTCAAATGCTCGCGATGAGAATATACAAGGTCTAATGACAGTAATGCTCGGTCTACATTCTAAATCTAATCCTGGTTCAACATCCGATGCAATCAATTACAGCGATGCCACTAAAAATGTACAATCTCTTCATTCTCCTGCGTATAGTATCCTTGGAGACACTACACCAGAGGTCTTTGAAAGTATCAATGCGTTTCTTCTTAACAGTGGATTCATATCTCGATTTAATATTTTTGAATATAAAGGGAAACGAAGCGATATAAATAAGAAAGTAGATTATTCAATCGATCCGAACTTTGTAGATTATCTAGTTATACTTGCCCGAGTTGCGGATCTGGTTCTTACTCAAAAGAAACCTCCAATCGTTGCTATATTGGATTCAGATGCTGAAGCACGATATGATAGATTTACAAAGTATTGTGACAACAGTTATAATCTTTCTATCGACAATAAAGGTAGTGATATTGAACATCATATGTGGTCTCGTTCTACTTTGCGAATCAACGTTCTAGCAACTCTTGCTGCAATCTTAGATACACCTCCACCAACACCGCAAGGAAATGTAAATGTTCCGATTGTGACTGAGGCTCATTGGGATTACTTCGAACGCTTTGTTATGAATGATATCAATAATTTTAAGACTAAGCAAGCTTCTGGAGATCTTGGAACAGGAAATAGTGTACAGATTAAAAAGCTTGAAGGACTATTGGAAGAATATGTGAACAAGCGAGTAGCAGTCACCTATCGAATCTCAGCAGAATTTCAAGCAGCAGGAAAGATTCCGTATTCTTATATTAGAGCTAGAATGCTCCAGATAGCTTGTTTCAGAACTGATGGTAATTTTGATGATAAGAAATTAAGAGAAGCAATTCAAACCATGAGTAGATTGGGTAGACTTAAAGAGATTAAAGATCCAAATGAAAAAGGAATGACAACAGGTGATCTATACTGGGTCAGGGGAACATGAAAGTCATCGTCTGCGGTAGTCATCTTTACAGTCGACCTAACTTTATTCGTCAATGGCTTAATTGGTATCATAATGGAAATATAATTAGTACTCTGATCGAGGGTGGTGCATTGCATGTCGATGCTATAGCTGGCGCATGGGCCGTCGAACATGCTATTGATCATCGTAAGATCGAAGCAGATTGGCATATCTTTGGACACCAAGCTGGGCCTAGACGAAATGCACAGATGTTATTAGAAGGGCCACATGTTGTGATCGCATTTCCAGGCGGACCAGGTACAGCTAACATGATGAAACAAGCACGCGCTGCTGGTATTCCTGTCATTGAGGTGCAATATCCCAAGCATTGATACTTGCATCCGATCGCTTATTATGCTATAAAGTATGGTCCATCTAACAACGGAGTACTTCCTATGACTTTGATACCAGAACGGCAAGTTTCCCTCGACCACCTTAGAGAGTGGTACGAATTGAAAAAGCAAATGGAGGAGATGAAGAACAAGGAAATCGTTCTTCGTCAATTTATTTTCGCTGGACTGTTCCCAAGTCCGGAAGAGGGTACCAACAGCCATCCACTGAACGACGGGACCGGTGCAGTTCTGAAAGCAGTACACACTATTAATCGTGCTGTTCAGATCGATCTACTTCAAGAACTAGCAAAGTCGCAATCCCTGCCTGACCACAATCTTCCCAAGTTGGAACTGGAGAAGTTGGTCAAGTGGAAGCCTGAAGTTGCAATCAAAGAGTATCGTACTCTTACTGACGAGCAGCGTAATTTGTTCGATCAGGTGCTTGTGATCAAGCCGGGTATGCCCGGACTCGATATCGTCATTCCAAAAAGGAGTACTTGATGGCACTTCACTTTTCTACTGCTTCGGAAGAATCTTTGTCCAATGGGATCAAAGTTCTTGTCTACGGGGGTGCAGGAGTTGGAAAAACAGTTCTTACTGCTACACTTCCAACCCCCGTTCTAATCTCTGCTGAGTCCGGTGCTCTATCTCTTCGCGAATCTAACCTGAGACGTCTATTTGGTAATGATCAATCTGTCTGTTACAACATGCCTATCATTACCATTGAGACTGCAGACGATTTGCGAGATGCTCATCTCTGGTGTCTGCAGAGCGCAGAAGCTCGTAACTTTCAGAGCATTGGATTGGACAGCATAACCGAGATTGGTGAAGTTGTTCTCAACAATGCCAAACGACAAGTAAAAGATCCTCGTCAGGCTTACGGGGAACTGATTGAAAAAATGGAGACTTTGATCAGAGCTTTCCGAGATCTCCAAGGTAAGAATGTGCTCGTCTCCGCAAAGATGGAGCCGACAAAAGATGAATTATCTGGTATCGTTAAATATGGTCCATCGATGCCGGGCGCTAAACTTGGACCGAAGTTACCTTACTTCTTTGACGAAGTCTTTCGTCTTGGGGTTGGGAAAGATCCAACGACTCAGCAGGAGTTTCGTTTCCTGCAGACGCAACCTGACCTTCAATTCGAAGCAAAGGATAGAAGTGGAGCTCTAGCAAATATGGAGCCTCCAAATCTAGGCTACATCTTCAACAAGATCCTCAACTCGTAAAGGAGCCATCTAATGGTGCAGCTCAATTTCGACGCTCGACAGTTTACACCTCTCGACAACGATGTCATTCCTGAAGGCTGGTACAACTTCATCATCGACGAATCTAACGCGATGCCGACAAAAGACGGCAACCCTAACCACCTGCGTCTCGTTCTTCGATTCTCCATCATCGACGGACCACACCAGGGACGTAAGGTGTTCACTGGCCTGAATATGCGGCACACCAATATCCAGACAATGGAGATTGCGAATCGCGAACTGAGCGCAATCTGTGCCGCTCTCAATCTGCCTTACGTTCAGGACACCCAGCAGCTTCACAACATCCCGCTGAAGGGACGTGTCAAGACCATCAAGGACCCCAACGGTGTCTACGACGACAAGTCGGAGATTAAGAGCTACAAGCCCATCAACTATGTGGTTCCTGGTGTTCTTGCTCAATCCGGAACGAAACCTCAGGGAGCTCCCGCAGCAGCACCCACTGGCTGGACGCCTCAACAGGCACCTCAGCAAGCACCACAGCAGACTTGGGCACCTCCGCAGCAGCAAGCTCCGCAGCAGAACGGAGTATACCAGCAGCCTCCGCAACAACAGGCAGCTCCTCCAAACGGTGGTTGGCAGCAACCTCAGACTCAGCAGCCTTGGGGACAGCCTCCGCAGCAAGCTCCGCAACAGATGCAGGCACCTGTGCAGACGCAGCCTGTACAGCAGGCCGAACCCCAACAGGCACCGGTACAACAGTCCGCGCCCGTTGGGTTCGCTGCGCCTCCTCCGACTCAACAGGCTCCTCAGGCTGTTCAACAGCCGCAAGATCCTGCTGTCACTGCTGCTCAAACTGCCCAGCCGCCATGGGCCAGGCAGCCTTCGTAACTGAACGTAACCAACTCAAGGGGGCTCCATTCGGGGGGCCCCCTACTTTTCAATAGAGGTGGATAATGAGTTGGGAAATGACAAATGAAATCTGGTCTAAACTTCCACTCGCATTGCGACAACGTTGGTGGAGAGAGACTGATTATGGTCTACTTGCACCGAATGAAGAATTAAAGCAAGCTATTCACGACGCCTTAAATAAGGATAAATCCCAATGATCACGTTTCTTGGTGATTCTGCAATCCTTGTTACAGAAAAGAAAGTAACAATTCTTGGAACAATAATTGTTACTCCAGGAAATGATCTAATATCTCAGAAATTATATCAGACTCTTATTGAGTACTTAGAATTTCAAAAGAAGAAGGATGAATCTTAATGGTTGATATTGCTCGGGATTTATGTCTCGCTATCGATAAAGCTATTGCAATTGATCAAGGTGCTGCATACAGAGGTTGGCTCGGTCAGGTACTTCCGCATATGTCGGATGCATACAGAGACACTGAAGAGTCTCATCGAAGCCACATGGGAGCTTCTCAGCTCGGTCATGACTGTGGCCGCGCCGTATGGTACAGTTTTCGATGGGCTACCAAGGCTGCGCACCAAGGTCGTATGCTCCGTCTATTTAATCGTGGGCACATTGAGGAAGCGCGTTTCATCGCGATGCTACTCACTGTTGGAATGCCTGTCTATCAACAAGACGCAGAAGGAAAGCAATTTCGAATTCAGTTTGGGGATGGCCACGGTGGTGGAAGTGGTGACGGGGTCACACATTATAATAACAGCCCCACTCTTCTTGAATGCAAAACTCATAACGAAAGATCTTTTATCGAGTTAGCAGGAAAGCTGGAAGAATGGCGGGCATATCTAGCTAGCGAAGGTCATTTTAAAGGTAAAGGTGTTCGCGATGGAAAACCAGAACACTTTGTTCAAGCACAAATCTACATGCGTAAGATGGGTATTGCGAGCTGTCTCTATATGGCAGTCAACAAGAACACGGATGATCTTTATATCGAGATACTTACTCTCAATCCTGAGCATGCAGATCAGTACATTGAGAGAGGCGAGAAATTGATACAAGCTGCGACGCCCCCAACTAAGCTCAGTACCTCGCCGGGGTTCTGGAAATGTACCTGGTGCGAACACAAACCTATCTGTCATATGAAACGAGCACCTGACAGAAACTGTCGAACTTGCAAATATGTTCAAGTCCAATCCGAAGGACGATGGGCTTGCACTCACCCGACTCAATGTGCTATACTAAGTACAGAAAAGCAGCTCATAGGTTGCCCACTGTACAAGATAGCGGATCACTACAAATGAAGCCTTTTATCGACAGACAATATCAAACGGAAGCAGTCAATAGTATATGGGCATACTTCGAAACCCATTCTATTGGCAATCCAATTCTTGCAATGCCTACCGGCAGTGGCAAGACGATTGTCAATGCCCGTTTCCTCGAAGGTATCTTTAAGAACTTTCCATTCCAAAAAGTTATGCTGCTGACTCACGTTAAGGAATTAATTCAACAGAATTTTGAGAAGCTGATTGCGCTATGGCCTGATGCACCTGTCGGCATCTATAGTGATGGACTCGGACAAAAGAATTCTAGACAGCCCATCACATTAGGCGGCATTGCTTCTGTCTGGAGACAACCTCAACTCTTTGGTCATGTTGACTTAATTATTATTGACGAAGTCCATCTAGTTAGCCCACGCGGCAATACAATGTATCAGACGCTTATTGATGCATTGAAAAAGATAAACCCAAAACTTCGTGTGATCGGGCTTACTGCTACTCCTTGGCGTATGGGACACGGGAAACTAACTGATCCATATCTAGATAAAGATGGAAAACTGCATCCAAGTGTCTTCACTGATTTCTGTTTCGACATCACAAACTATCATAGCTTCAATAGGTTGATCGCAGAAGGCTACCTTGTTCCGCTGATCCCTAAGAAGATGAAAACAGAACTTAACGTAGACGGAGTCCATCTACGCGGTGGTGAGTTTATAGAGAAAGATCTACAGATTGCAGTCGACAAACATGAAATCACCGTTGCTGCAATTAAAGAAGCTATCGATCTTGGTAAGGATCGTAAGAAGTGGTTAGTATTTGGAGCAGGCATTGAACATGCCGAACACATTACTCAGATCTTAAACGAGATGGGAATCCCTGCGGGATGCGTCCACAGCAGGCGCGAAGATCGTGACGCCACAATCAAGGCCTTCCGAGCCGGCAAGATCCGCGCGCTGGTCAACAATAACATTCTGACAACGGGCTATGACGATCCGACAGTGGATATGATTATTGTCCTGCGTCCAACTATGTCCACAGTGTTGTGGGTCCAGATGTTAGGGCGAGGCACACGACCTGTCTATCCTCCTGGACATAACAGCGAGACGCTAGAACAGCGCATGGCTGCGATTAAAGCCAGTGGCAAGCTCGACTGTTTAGTTCTAGACTACGCTGGTAACACGCGCCGCTTGGGGCCAATCAATGACCCAGTAATTCCAGAGCCGCCTAAGTCGAAAGGAACACGCCCAGCCCCAGTTAAACTCTGCGACGTCTGCGATACTTATGTTCACGCTAGCGTTCGAGTCTGCCCACATTGTGGTAATGAATTTAAATTCCAGATTAACATCGTACAGACAGCAAGCTCCATCAGCCCATTGAAAGGTGAATTACCAATAACAAAGGTATTCAAAGTGGATCATATTAGCGCAGCACGGCATGAGAAACACGGTGGTGGTTCTGTCTCTATGCGCGTCTCATACTATTGTGGTCTGAAGATGTACACCGAATTCGTAACCCTTGAAAACAGTAACGCTTTCGCTCAGCGCCGCGCGCGAGCCTGGTGGAAAGTAAGAATGAAATCAAAATGGAACGATACGTTGAATAATCCCGTTCCGACTACAGTTAACGAAGGACTCACTCGCCTCGAAGAGATCAACCACCCAACGCATATCCGCGTCTGGGTTAACAAGAATCCGTACCCAGAGATTATGGCTATCTGTTTTGATGGCACTGCTTTTGGAACGGAGGAGATGTCAGACGAGGTTCCGACAATCGTTTCCTCTCTGGCTACGCTGAAGAAGACTGACTTGGATACGGAAATCCCATTCTAACGGAGAAAAGCTGATGAGCTTCAAATTGAATAAGAACGAGGAAGATCAATTCGCGCGTCTAAAGACCGCTCTCGCTGCGAAACATGTCGAACTTACCACAGCTATCAACACCTATAACACAGAGGTGAACAAAGCTGTTGAACCGCTTCAAGAAATGTTACAAGAATACAATAAATATCTAAACGAATTGCGTTCATTCGTTGAGACGGTTGCAGAAGACAAACGTGGGGAATTCGAAGACAAATCTGATACCTGGAAAGAAGGCGATACTGGGTCGGGTGTCGATGCCTGGCTTAGCGCCTGGGAGAGTGCTGAACTCGAAGAAGTAACTATCGAATTCCCACCTGAGATCGAAATCGAATTTGACAATCATTCGGAGATCGATCTGCCAAGCGAGCCATAAATCGGCTTGCACCTAGCA